TTATTTCTGCTTTTCAGAATATGGCTTCAGAATATGAAGTGCTTCCAGCTCAGCCCCAACCACCGGAACCACAGCGATTTTCCTGTCATATCGTGCCGTCTGTTCGACATTCTTGTGACCCGAAATCGCCCGCTTCTCGTAAATATCAACGTTCAAATCTGAAACTCCTTTTGCCTTCAGATCATGAAACGTAAAATTGAAATCGATGTCAGGGAATTTCTCCTTTGCTTCCTGCTTAAGCTTCCTCCATCTGGCATTGAAACCATCTCTTGTATAACCGGCACCGGAAGGCTGGTGAATGATAAAAATACTGCTCATTCCTTTATTCAGTGGTAATGACTCTGCCAAGGCGATGACAGAACGGAGCCTTTCACTCCAACCCTTTATCTGAGCAACTGAAGTTTTGCTTTGCTTGATCAATATCCCTTGCTCAACAAGCTGGGTTTTCTTCATTGAAAGAACGTCAGCCTGCCGCGCCAGACATAAATAGGCCAGCTCCATGGCTATCTTCTCAACAGGCGAAGCAAGGCTATACAAGGCTGCATATTCCTCATGCGTAACATAACGGTCACGTGACTTCTCTTTGTATTGTTTTACCCCTTTCGTAGGATTTCCCTTAACCAGTCCACGCTCATACCCCCAACGAAAGACACGTGAAATAAACGCCTTCTCACGGTTAGCCTGAACACGGCTTTTCAGGCCGCGTTTATCCATATATTTACGGATGTGTTCCGGTTTAATGGAGTCAGGGGGCATCTTCCCAAAGACGGCCAAAACTTTAACCGAGTATTTTCGGTAGTCTTTTTGCGTTTCTTTGGCTAATTCAAAAAAATCTGGAGAGTTAAAAAAGGATTCTGCAAGGCCTTCGAATGCATCTTCACGCTTACGTTCGTTAATAAGCGCTTCGTAAGCTATCCAGACCTGAGCCTTCGTACTGTCTATGTCGCATAGCCGGACTGTGCCGCCGTTTTTGGGCTTAAATTCGTAAGCAGAACGGCCCTGATAAACGCGGGGCGGTAACCAGTTATCTTCCTTGTTCTGTCTGACTCTAGCCATCAGTCTAACGCTCCAAAATCTGGCTCATTCATGTCATTGGTAGTCTGTTTACGCGATGCCAGTGGATCATTGAAATGCTGCCATGTGGTGCGCGGCCTGCCATCCCTTCGCACCATAAAAAATACTCCTGCATTTTTAAGACACTGACATTGCTTTGAAGGCGTTTTATAGCCTGTCAGTTGCTCAATGTCGGCATCGGAAATAATTTCGTTATTGCTCTGGTTCATACCCCACACACTCCCACTGCAACAGGTTTGAACAGCCGTGACAGGTCACGGCGCTATTACCAACTTCGTTTCATGCCAGCCAAGGCGGACCCAACAGGCTGACTCTTCTTTCAGTGGGCAATCTTTCACAGGCAGGCAATCACCACACTTACCGCACTTGCGCTTACTCATCGATTTGAACCGGCTACGGACTCGCGCATCGTCCTGGCGAATAAGCAGAGCTATATACTCTGCCAGGTCGTAGGGGGCACGCCCTGGACGGCGTAAGGTGCAATTCTGCTCCAACATCGCCAGTTCCTGCTCATCAAGAACAATCTCCAGCTTTCTGACACCTGCAGCGGCCTGTCTGTCTCGCTGCTCTGCTTTGCGTTCGGCGGGGGATTTAGGCACGGACTGGCTCCTTCAAAAATATAATCCAGTGTGTCTTGTCACCCTTCCCGGTACGCTGCCAGATAGTAGGCTTCTGGTCGGTTAGAACTATTACTTGGCTAACTGGTATCTGAGTCTCGTTCCATTTGAATATCAACGTGCCGTGTGGCCGCAACACCCGAAAGGCTTCGCTGAACCCGGCGCGGATGTCATCGCGCCATGTCTGCTTATCAAGAGCGCCATACTTCTTACGCATCCAGCCGTTCTCTCCAGCACGGTCGAGGTGAGGCGGGTCGAAAACAACCTGCGCAAAGCTGTTATCAGGGAAAGGCAAAGAACGAAAGTCAGCGATGATATCCGGGCTGATATGTAAAGCCCGGTTATCACAAAGCAAATGAGATTCTTTGCGGATGTCAGCGAAAACCGCACGACTGTCGTTTTTGTCGAGCCAGAACATTTTCGATCCGCAGTACATATCCAGAATTGGCTGTTCCATTACATACCTGCCTTATCCGCAGTTTGGAGGCAGGAGCGGAGTTGCACAGGAATCTGAGGCAATTTCAGTTCAGCGTAAGCAAGAATCTGTCCGCAATCCCAACCGAGGTAATAGGTCGAGAAATCTTCATGGCAGTAAGCCTCGTGCCACCCTACAGGCCAGTAGGGTTCACCATCTGGCGTGTAAAGCTCACAATCTCCATCATCGTCTTCATCCAAACCTTCAGGTTTTTGCTGATTGAACCAAACAGCTTGAGAAACCCGTATCATTTGGTCGCCATTGCTGCGATAGCAAACCCAATATGATTTGCTTTGGCCAACTGGGAGGTCTGGCTCTCCAGACTCGCCGACAACATTCCAGCTAACAGCAAGCTCATCACCACGTACGATGGCGCAATCCAGGCGAGTAGAAAGGGCAGAGACAAGCTTTGCAATATCGGTAAGTGACATATCAGCATCAAGCGCTTTAGCGAACTGATGGCCGGCTTCAACAAGCTCTTTGTTTGATTTATTCGATAACATGCTGGTGGCCCTCAGTGAAAAACGATGTTGCAGTTAAGGCGTTCAGCTTCGTTCTGCGCCGTGATAGGGTTTTTGATAACCGTACCATCAGGCATCAGCCAGCCATTGAGCAGATGACTATAGGGCAGGGTGATACGGCCAACGGTGATAGGGTTGTCTGACTTTTCCATGAATACTCCACACACGATTTTTGGTTGCACTAAACCCTTGCCGTAGATGGCAATAAAAACTTTTGGGATTTAGCTAATTGGCTGCTGGGTTACTGCAACAACCCAGAGCCGGGCCTCCACACTTGAAGGTTGTTGTGACATGTCACAACGAAGAGAACACTCAGGCCTCTATGACGCGGCCTTATGCGCTCGCCAAATGCTCTCATCGTTGTGCAAAAAAGTGCGGTTAAACCGGGTGAACATTACCTTCGCTCTCCTTATGGGATGAAAGCCCCGGAGTAACCGCCAACTACAACACTCTCTCTTTCCTAATTTTCACAGCTACTGCATCTTTGAAACAGCATCTAACTAAGTATCTTGCGTTTAATCTAAGTTAACTTAGATTTTAGGTCAAGAAAAAAGCCTAAAATTATTTAGGCTTCTTCATGGCTGCTTGTTACCTCAGCGGCGCATCAATCGCCTATGCTCGACTAAGACCCCGATAATATTGATCTTTTCTTTGTCTGAGCTTCTTACTGCAAAGTCGTCGTTTAATGGGACCAATTCAAAAATATCATTGCCTTCTTGATTGACTCCACGAGCCCTGTACTTTTTGAAGGTAGCTTCATCTTCGCCGTTTTTTGCAACCACGTAATCGCCAGGCTGGGGTCTAAGTTCTGGATCGACAAGGATAAGATCACCCTCGACAAACTCAGGCTCCATCGACTTTCCTTTAATTTTTAAGGCAAATGTGCCTCTAGAAAAATTTCCGGTACTAAGCACGTAATCAATATTCCCTTCTAGATTCCGCGCATCACTCTCCGGGCTCCATTGACCGGCCTGTACATAACTTATAACCGGTACCTTGAGAGCTCCGACTGGTGCTGCAGCAACGTTGGATTCATCTTCTTTACCGTACAACAGATATGCTTCGCTTACCCCTAGGTAAGAGGCCAATTTAGAAAGTGATTTACCCCCGGGTGTGTTCAGATCACGTTCCCAGTAACCCACTGTGACGTCAGAAACACCCACCGCCTTTCCAAGCTGGCCCTGAGTTAACTTTCGTTCTTGCCTTAGCGCTCTTAAGCGCCCGCCTAATGAACTCACCACCATCCCCTAAGAAAATTTAACTAAGTTATCTTAGTTTTTATTGACCAAAGTAAAATTAGAAAATACTATCTAAGAAATCTTAGGGAGGTAGGTATGACAACAACTGATTTAGAGAACTACTTCGGCTCACCAAATAAGGCAGCGGCTTTCTTTAGCGTTTCACCGGAAGCTTTTTATCAATGGCGTAAACGTCCTGGTGGCTTAATTCCCAAAGGTCGCGCAACTGAAGCGGCTTTGCGCACCAAAGGAAAGCTTAAATTTGACCCATCCCTTTATGGGAAGACTACTGATTCGTCAGTTAAGTCGTAACTACCCAAGGATAAAAAAAATGGTAGACACGATTAATCAGGCAGTTCGCCAGATGTGTAAAGCGCATAAGCACGGTCGCTTAGGTATGGCTGCTGATTTAGGCATGAGCATCGATCAGTTCCATAACCATCTGTATCGCAAGTGTGGCAGTCGTTTTTTTACCTTGGATGAGCTGATGCAAATGGAGGTTATATCCGGCACCCATTGCGTAGCAGAGTTCATGGCCGTTCGTCATGGAATGCTGCTGGTGGACATCAAGGCCGCTGGCGAAATGGACAAGGTTGATTTGTTCGATACGCAGATGAAGGCCAAGGCCGCAGAAGGTGAGCTGGCTACAGCACAGCTTGCAGCTATGGCAGATGGAGTCATCGACCATCACGAGCGCAAAACGCTGTCAGCGTTATTCCGCAAAACACTCAATCATCAGGTTCACGGATTTTTTGGCCTCATTGCGCTCTTCAGTGCAAGCACGGCGGATCACGCCGTGGACATGTTCATATCAACCGGGAGAAAGGCTGATGTGGCCGAAATGCAGTTCGAAGTGCAGGACATTTGAAATGATAAGAGATTTATCAGGGGCCAGAAAAGGTGAACGCCCCGGGTTGCAGCCTAGGGCGTTCGGTGCGAGTAAATCAACGTGTGTGGAGACTCATCGCATGAGCATTGTAAATCAGAAACCGTTGTCAGGGCAATTCCGCTGCCGATATAAGGCTGGCGTCCCTGTCTATGAGCAAATCATACCCTCGGCCGATAAGGCCCACAACTACCAGTGCGTGCCGCGTTTGGTAGTCGAATCAGCCTGGGCAGAGTTCTATCGTCGTCCCGCAGATGCCGGGGTGAACCATGGAAACTGAAATCATCAAGCCCTGGGTCGAGCGCTACACCGACAATCGCGGTGTTCCGGTCACAACTGTCGGCGTTGATACGGTCAATCACCGTGTGATCTTCCGCCGCCCTGATTATCCCCACGATTGCATGCTGCCGCGTGTGTTGTTCAGTCAGAAGTTCAGGAAGGTATCACCATGAGTTTACTGCTTAAGGTCAAGCCGCTTGTGGTTAGCCCTGAGCTTGCCAGCCGCATTGGCCTCAATGAAGCCATTGTGCTCCAACAGATTTGTTACTGGCTGGAAGACACCACATCCGGCGTCGAATATGACGGGAAACGCTGGGTTTATAACACTATCGACGAATGGACAAATCAGTTTCCATTCTGGTCATCTGATACTGTTAAGCGTGCTCTTACGTCGCTTAAAAAGCGTGACCTGATTTTCGTCGAGCAACTGAAAAAAACTCAGCATGATCGGACTAATTATTACTCAATTAACCACGCAAACCCTTTATTGACCGATGAGGGCAATTTGCACTCATCGAAGAATGCAAATTGCACTGATCGAGTGGGGCAGTCTGCACTCATCGATCAGGGCAACATGCCCTCATCCATCAGGGCAAATTGCCCTCGTCTTACAGAGAATACAACAGAGAATACTACAGAGATTACAGGTAAAGACTCTTGTCCGGTTTCTGCGAAACCCGACAGTGATTCTTCTGAAGATGCTTTTCGGGTTCTTGAGCATCTTAACCGCGCCTCTGGCCTCCGTTTTCAGAAATCAAAATCGTCACTCGGTCCTATTCGTGGTCGCCTGGCTGAAGACTTCACCGCTGATGAGCTGATCCTGACTGTGGATTACACCATCGCGAAGTGGATGCAGGACAGCAGAATGAGTGAGTACGTTCGCCCGGAGACTATTTTTCGCCCCGGCAAGTTCCCCGCGTATCTGGGTTCCGCTCAGAAATGGAATCAGGCAGGCCGTCCGAAGTGCGAGAACGGCAAATGGATTCGTCAGGTTACGGATATCCCTTCAACCGATTACGCCATCCCTGATGGCTTCCGTGGCGCTTAAGGGGGGATTCATGGACAACGTTGAAATCATTCTCGACTGCCTGCGTGGGCATGGGTCAATGACCATCACGAAGATTTGCGCGAAGACAGGTCTATCCAGCGCCGCTGTCAGGTATTCGGTTGCAGGTCTTTATGAGCGGCACATCCTGAGCCGAAACAATGACTACACGTATTCGATAACGCCTTATGAACGCCCGCCAGAAAACGCTGGTTACCTTGAGGCAGTCAAGACAGCCACAGAGTTGCAGGCTAAAGGCCTCTGGCAGAGAGCAGGCCATAACTGGTTACGGGCAATGGTCCTGGCAAAGTTTGATGACAACAGGCAGAACGCCAAGGTAAGCCGTGACAAGTGCTTGTCCAGGGCAAAGATTCGCTGTGGTCATTACGGCGGTATAGCCAGCGGCAGGGTAAGCGATGCAGGGCTGAAGGAGCTTAACCGATGAAATCAGCCTTTAAGCGCCACTTCGAAGAAAACGAATATTTCTACAGGTCATTGCCGGAAGTGCTGGTAATCATCCTGTTACTGATTATCACTCTGGTTATGGAGTTACACACAGTATGACTAACTTATCTCAGGTTTATAAAGGCAAAGACGAAAAAGGCACCAACATCACTACACGCAAAACCTATCTGCTTAGTGTGGATGAGCTTTACGTCGAGCCTGGCTACAACGTACGCGAGATTGACCAGACCCACGTTGAAGAATTCCGTGATGCGTTTATCGCGGGTGAGCATGTCCCGCCGCTGGCCGTTCAGGTCACTGAGCAGGGCATCAAGGTTATCGACGGGCATCACCGTTATTTCGGCGCGAAGCTGGCTCAGGAAGCGGGCCATAAGCTGCGCCTTGAGTGCAAAGACTTCGTAGGCAGTGAAGCAGACCGCATCGCATTCATGGTGACAAGCAGCCAGGGCAGGGCGTTACTTCCGCTGGAGCGTGCCGCTGCCTATCAGCGCCTGGTCAATCAGGGCTGGGAACCGGCAGAGATAGCGAAGAAGGTTAAGCGCTCTGTCACTGACGTTGAACAGCACCTACAGCTTCTGACCGTTGGCGATGGCCTGATTGATATGGTCAAGTCCGGCGAGGTTGCCGCCACTACTGCGATTGCCTTACAGCGTGAGCATGGCGCTAAAGCATCCAGCGTCGCTCAGCAGCAGATGGAAAAGGCCAAAGCCGCGGGCAAAAAGAAACTGACCAAAGCTGCTGCAATACCTCAGTTCAGCGCCGCCAAAGCGCGTCGACTGGTAGAGTTGCTTTGCGATGCGCATATTGGCGACGAAGACGACGGCATGACACCGCTTTATCACAATTCCAGTTACACCGATGAGATCATGTCTATCCTGGCTGAATATCGTGAAGGCATCCCCGGCGCTGAAAAAGCCCCTGAACCGGAGCTGGTTCAGGAGCAGCAGGGAGGCGAAGAGTTGCCTCTCAAGCGTGTTGATATTCTTGAGCAAAGCGGCGTTGAGACAATGGCCTGTGTTGTAGCCGCGTTCGGCATGAAACATGAATACACCTTCAGCGAGTCGAAATACGCCCACGTATGGGCCTCAGATTCAGTCGAAAGCCCCGAGATGTTGGTTGTGCCGCCTGAAACCATCCAGAAGGCAAAGCGACTCATTCAGGAGCATCGGGACGATCTGGAATTAAAACTGTGGGTGGCTGAAAAGTTTGAAGGCCCGGATGAAGACAGCTTCCGATTTCGCCGTTTCCATTCGGTACTGGTTGAAACCCGCCTTGTTAAACCCTGCACCGTTGGTGAGTTCATTGAGCTGGTGGAGCAGACAGACCCGAACTGCTGGGACAATGTCCGTCTCTTAGGTGGAGCAGTCAAAGAGCTTTTAGGCGAAGAGGATAATGCTGAATGAAACTAACCCTGCCATTTACACCAAGCGTTAACGGTTACTGGCGGGATACGAATACTGGTATGAAAATTAGCGCCTCCGGGCGCTCTTTTCGTTCCAACGCAATCGCAGCCATATTTAAGCAGCTTAAGCGCCGCCCTCAGCCCATTACAGTGAACGTTGAAGTTACCGTGTTGCTTTACCCGCCAGACAAGCGCAATCGCGACCTTGATTACTACCAGAAAGCGCTGTTCGACAGCCTTACGCATGCTGGCGTATGGGGCGATGACAGGCAGTTTAAGAGATTTACTGTAGAGTGGAAAATCAGGTTAAGAAGGGAAAGTGAATATTACGATCGAATCTTATAAGACCATATTAGATCCATAAAAAATGAGAAAATTGGTAACTCATGCAAAAACACTCCCCGCTTATGGTTTAGGTTTTTTTATGTTAGAATTTTTTTGTTCTGGGTTGATTTTACATCATTGTATCTTTTTGAGCGAGCGAAATTTTTAAGGATGAGAAATGTCAAAAAAAAATAAAGAAGAGTGGCCACTTCCTAAATACTGTAAGGATATAAAGGCGCTTGTTGTGAAGCTTGTTGGTATTTTTTTAGGTATGTTAGGATTGTCCGCCACACTGTATCCATTGGTAGATCAAACTAAGATTACCCATATGTATGCTGCCTTTATAACCTCAGTGGTAATTTCTTTGTTACTTCTTTATATCTACTTGGTATATTATGAAATTTCAAACATGGATGGTAAGAGTATTTTTAAACAAACGGATTCAGCTTCTATAAAAAAATATATGCTTCATTGGATAGCTTATGGCGGTCGAGTTGCAATCTGGACACGGGACATGAGTTGGGCTAATGATGAAAGTTCAAAAAAACTTCTTGCAGAGAAAGCAAGAAATAAAGAACTAATTATATGTTTGCCGGTCCATACTTCTTTTTCAGAGGAGTTACAAAAACAAGGAGCTGAAATTTATGTTTACGGCACAGGATTGCTCAGTGAACCAAGTGCCCGCTTTACAATTGCCTTCTATGGTAGGGATGGCAGTAAAGTAGCTATTGGTAGAGCTAAATCGGATAAGCATATAATTGAAGAATTTGACACTGGTTCTCATCCGGCTTTTAATTTGGCTAATGAACTTGTTCAAATCGCAAAAAATGCCTCCCAAAAATTTAATGGACACTAAATATGACAGCCAATTTCTCACATATTGAGAATATATCTTCTCAAGAGTTAGCTAATGAGTGGGACAGCTTAGCACATGAGAGGCACCGTCAGATCAGTGAAGGCTTAGACATTACATTTACTCATGTGATGGTTCCATTGGTCCGTTCACTTGTTGGCCAAGACACTAATGCCACCTTAATAGATATCGGCTCAGGTACAGGAGAACTCACCTCGTGCCTTGCTTCATGTTTCAAGAACATCATATGTGTAGAGCCATCAATTCGCAGTTTGGAGGTTGCTAAATCAAACTTATTAAAATTTACAAATGTTTGTTTTATTCATTCAGACTTTGAAAATTGCCCTGAAAATGTGTTCAATATTAAAAATGAAAAAAAAGTATTTCTCGCTGCTATGATGCTTTCGGCAGATCCTCAGCTAGATAAATTTGCGCATAAGTTATCTCAGGTTGCATTAGCAGGCGATGAATTTGTTGCAACTATTCCACATCCATGTTATTGGCCGAGGTACTGGGGCTATGAAAAAGAATCTTGGTTTTCGTATAAAAAAGAAATAATGATTCAGGCTCCATTCACGATATCTTTGTCTGGTTCTGAGTTTAAAACCACACACATTCATCGACCCTTAGAGAAATATATTTCTATATTTGCCAGTTTTGGCTTTCAGTTGCTAACGCTATCTGAGCCAATTCCGGATAAAGAAATTCAATTACTATATCCTTATGAATGGGATTTTCCTCGTTTTTTAGCTTTCAAATGGGTAAAAGTCTGAGTTTATTTTGATAAGATTTCATTCTTATCTTCAATAAATTAAAAATTTAAATAATCCCCTCTTGTGATTAGAGGGGATTATCTTTTTTCCAAGCTAACACTATTCATTCCTTAAGTAACCACTTGATAGTACTGTTTGACAGCCTTACTGAGTCGATGATAGCCAAATTAAAATTTTAATTTTAGAGTAGTGAGCGCAGATCAAGGACGAAAAAGCAGAGGTGACAATTGAAGTTTTTACTGTTGCATATGATAAAAAATAACAAGTATTCTGTCGAAGCTCAGAAAAATTGCCCTCAATTAGAGGGCGTTAACATTGCATAAGGTGTTATTTTCAAAGCGTAGATTAATTAATACGCCCATCCTTAAAAACCATCTGTTTATCACCTGATGAGTAGTTCTGAACAATCCCTAAAAGTTCTTTGGAATAGTCTATTATAGATGTGACCTTTGCAGGCTCGCGGTATTCATAACTTAGCTTGTACCCCTTAAGCTTAACTCTTAGGTCTCGTTCAGCAGATTCCATATAGGTGTTGCTTAATTCTTCACTATAAGTTCCCTCCCCGAACTTCATGTCAGGGATTTTACCACCTAGTTGGTTAGCTAAATCATAAAGTGAATATCTTGTTCCAGTCTCTTCATTTGATAAGAAAATTGCATTATTGAGAGTTCTGCTAAATTTATTGTTAATTTCTTCTATATCAAGGCCAGCTTGAGACTCCAACCACGAAGCGTCAACAAAAGGAGAAAATGAAGTTATCCTGGGAGGAGATAGCGCAATGATATTTAAGTGAATGGTTTTTATCAATGGAGTGCCGTCAGGTGCAGTCCAGTCTTCGTCAATACCTTCTCTTATAATAAGCAGATCGATTTTCTCTTGCTCCGCTTTTTTTTTAGTTCCTCTTTGATAGCCAGTTTTTGTGGCGTAGATTAGTCGGAGGCCGGGTACATCCTTGGTCTTACCTACGAAGGCATCTATTTTATCAATCGTAACTTTTGAGGCATAGTCTTTGCATTCGATCACGGTCTTATAATCATAACCACCTAAGTTAAACTCCCAATACACATCGAACTGCCTCATAATTCCGTTTCTGTCTTTAATTTTTTTGTTAACTTCTACCTTTATGTTCTTCAGGTGTGACATTCCTTCAGCGTTAATCAGACTTTGCTGAATGGCACCGACAAATTCCTCATATTCCTTTCCTGTGTTTTTTTTCATCCCAGAACTTCCTCAAATGTATGATGGTTGATTATGATGCTTCATTTTTTTGCTAAAGCTTTTTGTTTCATTAGGACATAAAAATCTAATTAAAAGATGAAAATGTGATTTTTAATAATGAGTTTTGCTCTAAAAACTCAATGCTATGCCATCAAAGTCTCCGTTTACAACTTGTATCAGTTATCATAACAAAACAGCAAGCACCAGAATGATTTTCATGAGCTTTATCACAGCGACGGATTAGTACATCAATCCGGAATCTTAGACTTTTATTGTTGTTTTATTAATGCATAAAGCACATTTCAGTCTGCATTGTTGCAGTGAAAAAATTTTAAATAGCGGTTATAGTGCGAATACCGGAGCATGTTGCAGATGCCACCGGTAAAGGTTGATCCCGTTCACTTGCAGGTGATGGGGCGGGACCGTTCAAAAACAGTGTGTGGAGTGTTCAAAATGCATAACCAGATTTCTGGTGGCTTAGCGCCATCATCACGTCCTTTCGCGGTAATGCCAGTTGTAACCAGCTATGAAATTGCTGAGCTTGTTGGTAGTCGTCACGACAAAGTGAAGCAGTCCATTGAGAGGCTCTCAGAGCGCTCAGTAATATCTTTACCCCCAATGGGGGAAAAGGCTACAGCAGGCCGCCCATCAGCATTTTATATTTTCGAAGGCGAGCGCGGGAAGCGTGACAGTATCATCGTTGTTGCTCAGCTCTCACCCGAGTTTACTGCACGCTTGGTTGATCGCTGGCATGAACTTGAAAGTGCAGTATCTAGGCCAGTAAAAATCCCTCAGTCATTCGCCGAAGCTCTTCGCATGGCTGCTGACCTTGAAGAAGAGAAAGAGCGTCTTCAGCTTCAACTCACAGAAGCCGCACCCAAGGTAGAATTTGTTGATCGCTATGTTATAGCCAATGGTTCAATGACATTCCGGCAGGTGGCTAAGCTGCTGGGGGCTAAAGAGCCAGAGTTTCGTTTGTTTCTCATCGAAAACCGCATCATGTATCGCCTCAGCAATGTTCTGACGCCATTCCATCAGCACATCGAAGCCGGTAGGTTTGAAGTTCGGACCGGCACAACTAACGCCTCAAATTACGCATTCAGCCAGTCACGCTTCACTGCCAAAGGCGTTCAGTGGATTGGCGGGATATGGACGGCTCACAAAGCGAAAAGGGGTGATGAGTGAGAGCACTGCTTACACCTGAAGTTGCTCCGCGCACAGGGATAGTGCTGCTCAAGCCTGGGTCAGACCTGATTGGGATGTTTCGTGGCCGCATTCTGGTGAGTACACCGACAGCGGACATGGCCGACCTTCCATCTGGCAGGATCAATGACGGCACACAGCCGCTACTTGATGAGCCGTCCCTGATTCCGTTTTTTAGTCATGATCGTGTTATCGCCGCCGCTGGTGGTGAAAATGGCCTCGCTGGCTTCGTTCGGAGTTTTGAATGCTGCCAGTGGCACGACGATGCGACATGGCATCACCATGAGTACACGCTTCACGAAACTGAATCCGGCCTGGTGTCTTTGTGCTACGGCCACGATAATCACTTCAGGGAGCATGGTACACCCGGCAAGCTGGATAACATCGCCAAGGGCAACACAGCACTGTGGATAATCAGGATGGTTTGCAGCCAGCTTGGTTTGCATGGCGAACATCAGCTTACCCTGCCAGAGCTTTGCTGGTGGGCCTCACTGAATGACCTTATCAACTTGATACCTGAAGCACCGGCACGGCGTGTATTACGTATGCCAGTAGAGATTATCTCTGGTGAGCTAAAGGAATCGCACATCGCGCCGGAACGCCAGCCTAAGCAGGTCATTCGGCAGGCGGCTGAGCAGGCCAAAAAGATAATCAATCTGGTGGCTGACCCTGAATCGCCAGAGTCATTCATGAGGCGACCAAAGCGTAAGCGCTGGGAATGCCCTAAGTACACACAGTGGGTTAAGGCGCAGCAATGCGCATATTGCGCTAATCCGGCAGATGACCCGCATCACATCATCGGACACGGTCAGGGAGGCATGGGAACTAAGGCGCATGATTTATTCGTGATTCCGCTTTGCAGGGCGCATCACGAAGAGTTACACCGCGACCCAAAACTTTTTGAGTCGAATTACGGCAGTCAGGTAGACATGTTATTCCGGTTTCTTGATCACGCTATTGCAGTTGGCGTCATTGGGACAGATAAAAAATAAAGTGTGTGGAGGAGATTTAATATGCGTGACATTCAACTGGTTTTAGAACGTTGGGGCGGCTGGGCTGCAAGTGAAGGCACTCAGGTTAGCTGGAATCCAACCAGCCCGATGTTTATTACACTGCTGCCTAAGAGCACCAGTAGTCGTCCTTCCTGCTGTGATAATGACGGCATGATTATTGATACCGCAGTCGGCATGCTCAAAAAGGTTGGTCGCCTGGATGAGCTGGATTTAATTATGGCGCACTACCGTTATAACGTTTCCAAATCAACGATAGCCCGCTGGCTTAAATGCTCGGAGGGGAAAGTGCGTCAAAAGCTGATGATAGCCGAGACGTTTATTGATGCCTGCATACTGATGACTGATGCCCGGCTTGAGATGGATGAAGCGACTCAGAAAACTATTTTTCAGAAAACTGCTTAATCTGCTTTTCGTTACGAATTTCTCTATGTAATCTGTTAAGAGTGGTAACAACGCATAGCTTCTTAAATTAGAAACCTCGCCAGACGGCGGGGTTTTTTCATTTCCACACAATACCAAAGGCACTGAGCGCAGCCGGTTTATCCGTTCTGTCCAGGACTGCAAACCTGTAGCGCCTTTCATATTGTGATATTCACAGCAAGATTAACCCTGTTGCCGACGGGCAAAGAAACTATCGCGGAATGCGTCAGGGATTTTATTCAAAGAGGTCGCCATTGAGCGGCCTTTTTTCGTTTTTGCGCTCGCCAATCAGCAACCACTTATATTTTGACGCCGTGGCGATGCGCAATCTTTTATATCCACACAGCACCGACCGTAACAGCGGAGGTGAACATGAGTATCGATATGAGCAAACTTGCAACTGGCGTTGCTTATGGCGCTTCTGCTGGAACAGTGGCTAACGGGTTGCTTACCCGGCTTAGCCCTGATGAGTGGAGTGCTGTAGGAGTGATATCAGGCATCGTGGTTGCAATTCTGACCTTTGCCATAAACGTCTACTTCAAAAGAAAAGTTTCTCTGGCCCAAATCAAAGCACTTGAGCAACGCGGCTACATCCCGTCAGAAAAACTCGGTGAGGAATAAGCATGGCTATATCAGGTAGTCTGCGTAATAAGCTCATAGCCGCTGCTGGTGGCGGTGCCATGCTAATCGCAACAGTTTTTATTGGCGGCAAAGACGGTGTTGAAGGGCGGGTATACGAGCCTTACAAGGATGTTGCTGGGGTCTGGACAGTCTGTGATGGTCATACGGGCTCAGACATCATCAAGAACAAGCGCTATACGGACAGGGAATGTGATCGCCTGCTTATTCGTGACCTTAAGCCTGTAGAAAAGGCCGTGAATGAGATGGTTAAAGTGCCTCTCAATGATTACCAGCAGGCGGCGCTTTACAGTTTCACATACAACGTAGGCATTTCAGCGTTTTCAAAATCAACGCTACTCAAAAAGATGAATGCGGGCGATCAGGTTGGTGCCTGCGAAGAGTTGCGCCGATGGGTTTATGCGGGCGGGATGAAATGGCGCGGGTTGATGAACCGCCGCGATATGGAGCGCTCAATGTGCCTGGCGGACGGCCCTGATGATATCTAAGACAGCCATCTCTTTAATTGTCCTGCTTGTCATTGCGCTACTGACAGCCTCTGGCACGGCTTTTTATTATCGCGGCAATGCCATTGATTTCAAATCGCAGCGGGATAAGGCCTCCGGCGAACTGAAGATGGCGAGCGCCACGATTAATGACATGCAGGCGCGTCAGCGAGACGTTGCTGCTCTCGATGAAAAGTACACAAAGGAACTTGCTGATGCTAAAGCCACTATCGATCAGTTGCATGATGATGTCGCTAATGGCAAGCGCAGGTTGCAGCTCAACGCCACCTGCACGAAGCAATCCACCACCGCCACCGCCAGCCTGGATGATGCAGGCAGCGCCCGACTTACTGACTCCGCTCAACGGAATTATTTCACCCTCAGAGAAAGAATCGAAACAGCCAGTAAGCAAATTGCGGGCTTGCAGCAGTACATCAAAGAACAATGTAACTGACTATAGGCAAACTTGGGGTGGCTGGCAGGAAAGCAAACCGTTAGAATCTGGGAATTCAAGTTGTAATGGTGGGTAAGATGGAAAAGCTTTCAAATGCTCAGATGATTGAAAAACTAGCAAATTTTAGAGCCACAGGAGATAAGCTCGCTGAGGATGTGTTTGATATTAGCGAAAAAGTTTTCACCATAGTTGAGCACTTACAGGCGAAGCTTGAAAAAACTGATGCTGAAAATGAAACTTATAGCAAATTAGCTGAATTATCTGAAATTCTATTGTCCTCCATACTTGATGCTGACAAATACAATCAATCAATGTGGAAAGATTATACTCAGGTAATAAAAAATCTTGGCGGGAGCGCTAAGAATGGGTGAGATTAGGTATGCCAAACTTACGCCAGAACAACTTAGGGAAGCGGCAAGGAATAGACTTGAGGCACAACAAAAGCACAGGAAAGCTTCTGAAGAGGCATCTGAGCAAGAAGTTAATTCTCTTACGACCTTAGCTGCAGATGATAAAGCCAGACACAATCTGACATTTTTATTTTTGAAGTGTTTTTTTGGACTTTTTATCGGTGCATGGATTTTCATCTTAATCTATAACTGGTCTGTAGTGTGCTGGATTATTTGGTTGAATGAACACAACCTTTCAAATGTGGCAGATAAAATTCCCTTGCTCGAGCTTGATAAACTTCTTTCATTAATAATTAGTGCACTCGGAACATCGTTGGGATTCATCATAGGCTACTACTTCAAAAATAAAGATAAATAACCGCCTTATGGCGGTTTTTTAATGGATTGAAGATGTCAGAACCACATATTTATAACAGCCGCTGGGACAAAGCCAGACTTTCATTCCTGAAATCGCATCCCCTCTGTGTGATGTGCCACCGACAGGGCAGGGCTGTCGCGGCTACTGTTGTTGACCACATCAAGCCACACAGGCTGAAAGAGGCCATCAACGGTGGTAAACAGGATGAGATAGCAAAGGCCCAGAAGCTCTTCTGGGACAAAGCCAACTGGCAACCCCTTTGTAAGCAGCACCACGATTCGACCAAGCAGCGTGAAGAGAAGCGGGGTCATGTCATCGGGTGCGATGAGAATGGCCTGCCCCTTGACCCCGCATCTCATTGGCGAAAATGAGAATAAATATCATTTAAGGGCGAAGTGAGAGGGGGATGGAATAAAATGAGAATAATTATCAACATCATCGGGGAGGGTGGGATCAGAGTTCAGGGGCAAACGACCTCCTGACCGCCCGCCCCCCTTTTTACGCACAACCGCGAAATGAAAAGTTTTTTTCTGGGAGGTTTTAATGGCCGGAAGACGACCAAAACCTACCCATCTGAAAGTTGTTACTGGAAATCCGGGCAAGCGTGCGCTCAATAAGAAAGAGCCGAAGCCAGCCCGCGAAATACCGAGTCCTCCTTCACATCTGACCGACTGGGGTAAAACAGCCTGGGGAAAGCTCACCGTTCTTCTTGACGGGATGGGCGTGCTCACCGTTGCTGATACCTTAGCGCTCGAAAGGCTCTGCGACCTTTATGCTGAAATTCTGCAACTGCGCCAGATAGTCGATATCGAAGGGCGCACATATACGACTAAAACCCAGATGGGTGATTTTTTAATTAAAGCGAACCCTGCAGTTGCCATGCTGGCTGATGCGGATCGTCGCTTCAAGAGTTACCTGGTGGAGTTCGGCCTTACACCGGCTGCCCGGTCAAAGGTGAATGCAAATGGTGGAGAAGAAGAAGAGGACCCGCTCAACGCGTTCTTCGGTTGATCCGGCAACGCAGTATGCAATGGACGTTTCAAGCGGTGCGGTAATTGCCGGTCCAGATATTCGCGCGGCCTGTGCACGTCATCTCCGTGATTTGAATGAGGGGCCTGAACGCGGCCTTTTCTGGGATGTCGAGGCAGTTAACCGCGCAATTAACTTTTTTGCTCAGGTTCTCAAGCTCAACGGCGGAGAGCATGAAGGTAAGCCTTTCATCCTCCTGCCGTGGCAATGTTTCATTGTAGGCTCTCTGTTTGGCTGGAAATCGGCTGACGGGACACGGCGATTTCGCATGAGCTACATCGAATCTGGAAAAGGGTCTGGAAAATCGCCATTAGCGGGCGGCATCGGCCTCTACCTTCTGATGGCTGATAAAGAGCCCCGTGCAGAGGTTTACGCAGCGGCCACCAAAAAAGACCAGGCGATGATTCTTTTTCGTGACGCGGTGACGATGGTTGATCAGTCTCCTGCTCTTGCTCAGCGTATCACCAAATCTGGTACCGGCCTGAACGTATGGAACCTGGCTTTCCTGCAGACCGGCTCTTTCTTTAAGCCGATCAGTTCTGATGACGGTCAGTCAGGCCCGCGCCCTCACGGCGCACTGATTGATGAAGTACATGAGCACAAAACAAACGCCGTTGTTGAGATGATGCGCGCCGGAACCAAAGGCCGCCGTCAGGCTCTGATGTTTCTTATTACCAACAGCGGCCACGATAAAACCAGCGTCTGTTATGAGTACCATGAGTATGGACGAAAGGTGGCAGCCGGTGATCTGGAGGATGACAGCTTTTTCAGCTTCATCTGTTCACTGGATGAGGGTGACGATCCCTTTAAGGATGAAACCTGTTGGGCAAAGGCTAACCCATCCCTGGGTCAGACGTTTACCGATAAATATCTGCGGGAGCAGGTGACTCAGGCTCGCGGTATGCCGTCGAAAGAAAGCATCGTCCGGCGGCTGAATTTCTGTCAGTGGGTTGAAGCTTCCGATCCGTGGATAGACAGTGACACCTGGATGAACTGCGAACAGGACTTTGACCCTGATGAGCTGGAGGGAGAAGAGTGTTATGGCGGTCTGGATTTATCCGGCTCCCGCGACCTGACTGCTCTGGCGCTTTACTTTCCAAAATTCAAAAAGCTTTTAGTTGAGTTCTGGACACCCAAAGACTCTCTGCTTGAGAGGGCCAAAACTGACCACGTTCCGTATGACGCCTGGTTACGTAACGGATTTATTCACGCCCCACCCGGTAAGGCTGTTAACTACGGTTTTGTTGCAGTGCGTATCGGTGAGCTGGCGGCAAGATACGATATCAAGTGCATCGCGTTTGACAAGTATCGTATCAAGTATCTTGAGCCCGAGCTCGAAAGCGAGTCTGTAAGCGTTGACCTCATTCCTCACGGACAGGGTTTTTATAAAGCCCAGGAGTCCGGGCTGTGGATGCCACGCTCTATAGAGCTGTTCGAGGAGCACCTTAATAACAGGGCACTCGTTATCCGCCCTAATCCCTGCCTGCGCTGGAATGCTGCCTCTGCGGTTCTTGAAGCTGACCAGAAGGACAACCGCATATTTGCCAAAAAGAAAAGCACCGGCCGCATCGATGGCGTGGTGGCTTCCGCGATGGCAATTGGCGCAGCCGAGGATGCTGTGCTGGTTGAAACAGGCGATCCTGATGATTTTTTTGACGACCCGATCATGGTAGGTATCTGATGAAGGAAAGAAAAAGGCCGGGCCGCATCAAAAGCGCGATTGTTAACTGGCTCGGTGAATCGATAGGACTCAATGACGCTGCGTTCTGGCAGGAATGGTACGGTACCAGTAGCAGCGGAAAGGTTGTCACAGCAGAGAAGGCGCTGGCTCTGGCCGCTGTCTGGGCTTGCGTACGCCTTCTGAGTGAATCTGTTTCAACACTTCCGATGAAGGTTTACGAGCGGGACCGTGACGGGTCACGCAAACTTGCAAGTACACATCCCGCTTATCAGGTGCTGTGCCGACGCCCGAACAGCGAAATGACCCCATCGCGCTTTATGCTGATGATCGTTGCCAGTATTTGCCTTCGGGGAAACGCCTACGTTGAGAAAAAGATGATTGGCACCAAGCTGGTTTCTCTGGTGCCGCTTCTTCCCCAATGCATGAAAGTTGAGCGGCTCGACAGCGGAGAGCTGCAGTATACCTACACCGAAAAAGGCGTGGCCCGTGTTATCTCTGTAAAGAACATGATGCACATTCGTGGATTTGGTCTTGATGGCGTTTGCGGGATGATGCCAATGCGCACCGGTCGTGACGTGTTTGGCGCAGCGATGGCTGTTGAAGAATCAGCCGCAAAAATTTTTGAAAACGGTATTCAGACTTCAGGTTTCTTCCTTTCCAAAAGCCTTCTGACGAAAGAACAACGCCAGAAAAACCGGGAAAATCTCAACCGGTTTGTGGGTTCGAAGAATGCCGGTAAGGTAATGGTGCTTGAGGGCGACATGTCCTACCAAGGTATAACCCTCAACCCTGAAGACGCTCAGATGCTTGAGTCGCGGTCATTCAGTATTGAAGAAATTTGTCGCTGGTTTCGTGTGCCTCCTTTTATGGTCGGACACACAACAAAACAGAGCAGCTGGGCGTCGAGCGTTGAGGGTATGAACCTGCTGTTTTTGACGAATACGCTGCGCCCAATGCTGGTAAACATCGAGCAGGAGATATCTCGGTGTCTGCTGAATGGTGATGAAGATCTGTTCGCTGAGTTTTCAGTTGAGGGGCTTCTTCGTGCTGACAGCGCTGGACGAGCCGCTTATTACACAACCGCTCTGCAGAACGGCTGGATGTCACGCAATGACGTGCGACGTCTGGAGAACCTGCCGCCGATTGAGGGTGGTGATATCTATACCGTCCAACTGAACCTTACACCTCTTGAGGACTTACGCAAGAACAGCACAGCCGCAAGGGCCACGCTGTTGCGCGAAGTTCATAACGCCGTTTTCCCAGACATTCCTTTCGAACAATCACCGCTTAGTCAGGCGGCTTAGGAGCACCCTTTATGACAGTCAAAAGTCTTCCGGCAGCGCCGGAGGAGCGGCCTTTTGCGCGTGAAAATCGCGATCTGCCGTCCTCCGCAATGGAACGCTGGAACGGCGGCATCAAGGCCGCGAAGAGTGATGGCAACAGCATTTCTGTATTCGACGTGATCGGTGCTGACTGGTACGGAGATGGCGTTACAGCCAGCCGCATTGCTGCCGCGCTCCGCTCAATTGGCGGTGCTGACGTGACTGTGAATATCAACTCGCCAGGCGGAGACATGTTTGAAGGCCTGGCGATTTACAACCTTCTGCGCGAGTACGAAGGGAAGGTGACGGTAAAAGTTCTGGGTCTGGCAGCATCTGCAGCTTCCATTATCGCTATGGCGGGCGATGAGGTGCAGATTGGCCGGGGTGCTTTCCTGATGATCCACAACTGCTGGGTTTATGCGATGGGCAACCGGCATGACCTGCAGCAGATTGCCACGGATATGGAGCCTTTTGATAAAGCGATGAACGATATCTATGGCGCGCGCACCGGTCTGGATGCGGCCACAATTGACGCAATGATGGATGCGGAGACCTATATCGGCGGCAGTGATGCTGTTCAAAAAGGTTTTGCAGATCGCCTGCTGTCGGCTGACGAAATTTCTGATGGCGACGACAGTCCCGCAGCCGCTCTGCGCAAGCTGGATGCCATGATGGCAAAAACCGATGCACCTCGTTCAGAGCGTCGAAAACTTCTTAAAGCCTTATCCGGCAGCAAGCCAGGCGCTGCTGCCTCCCCTGAAGGTATGCAGGGCGCTACCGACGAAATCAACCCCGAAAATATGGCACAACTCAAAAACGCGCTGGCCGCGTTCGGCAAATAAGGATCGAAAATGTCCGAAGTAAATGAAGTACTGAAGCAGGTTACTGCCAGCATCAACGAAGCCAGCGGAAAATTTAACGCTAAGGCTGAAGAGGCGCTCGCTGAAGCAAAAAAATCAGGCTCATTATCTGCAGAAACTAAAACGGCTGTGGATAAGATGGCCAGTGAGCTTAACGCCATGCGTGAAGCAGAAAAGACACTCAAGGCGGCGCTGGGTGAGCTGGAGCAGCACGTAGCGCAGATGCCGCTTGCAAATGCAAAAAACGTTATCGAAACCATTGGCGGTCAGGTTGTTTCATCCGAAGCCCTGAAAGCTTTCTCTGCAAGCATTGAGGGTGGCAAGCGGCTCAGCATTCCGGTTAATGCCGCGTTGCTGTCTGTCAACGTGCCAGGCCAGATTGTCGCGCCAGACCGCCTGCCTGGCATCGATCAGCAGCCAAAGCAGCGCCTTTTTATCCGTGACCTGATTGCGCCAGGTCGAACCGAGTCCAGCACTATCTACTGGGTGCAGCAGACCGGCTTTACTAACAAAGCTGCCACTGTTGCTGAAAACACGACAAAGCCTTACAGCGATATCTCCTTCGCAGAAAAAATCACGCCGGTTCGTACAATCGCGCACCTGTTCAAAGCCGCCAAGCAGATTCTCGACGATATGCCTCAGCTGCAGTCAACAATTGATGCTGAGCTTCGCTATGGCCTGAAGTACGTTGAAGAGCAGGAAATTTTATTCGGTGACGGCACGGGCTCACATCTCAACGGGATTGTTCCGCAGGCGTCGAAATATGCGGCTGCCTTCAATGTGGCGAATCAGAACGGTATTGATGATCTCCGTCTGGCAATGCTGCAGGCACAACTGGCTCGTTTCCCGGCGTCCGGTCATGTCCTTCACTTCATTGACTGGGCGAAGATTGAGCTGACTAAAGATTCGCTGGGCCGCTATATCCTGGCTAATCCAGCAGCGCTTGCGGGTCCAACATTGTGGGGCCTGCCGGTAGTGGCTACAGAAGCATCTGCTTTCCAGGGTAAATTCCTGACCGGTGCCTTCAATGCAGGCGCCCAGATTTTCGATCGCGAAGATGCCAACGTTGTTATCTCAACGGAAAACGGCGATGACTTTGAGAAAAACATGATCTCAATTCGTTGCGAAGAACGTCTGGCGCTGGCCGTCAAACGCCCCGAAGCGTTTGTTTACGGTAACTTTACCGCACCTGCAGCCGCTGCGTAACAGTAACGGCGGCCTTCGGGCCGCCTGTCCGGGAGTCATACATGAAACTGCTTCTGATTAAACCGAACTACTTCGGCGGCACTGTAGTGTCCGAAGGCAATACAATCGAGACCGATGAGCAGCATGGTCGTGAGCTGATTAAAAAAGGCTATGCAGCACTGGTGGAAGAGGATAGTGCTCATCTGCCAGAGCCAGAGCCAGAG